CAACTCTTCCTGATCTTGTTACCTCAAAGTCATCACTTACTGATGATGAATAGAAAGGATTCTTAAATTCTTTGTCAGTGTAAAAATCAAATTTGAATGAAGAATAAACATTTGATGCATAAGTAAATGAAAGTGATGAGTCAGACAGATCAAACCTTAGAGGCCTGTTTTTAATTACTTCAATATAAGGATTAATTCTAGATAATGTTCCCGATGAAGCACTACTAATATTAATAAAAACAGGATTATTTGAATTTAAACTGTATTTTTCTTTTATAAGTTTTACTTTATTTGAGGAAATTACAAATACGTAATACATTCCTTCATTTTCCAGTCCACCACTAGGAGAAGTAGAAGTGTGTATTACTCTATCTCCAGTTATAAAACCATGGTTTGAAATCTCAATAACATTAGATGAAGTATCTACATTAACAGATGTAAATGATTTTGGATTAAATACAATCCTTCTGTTGTATGCATCATATTTAACTGTTACTGTTCTTTGTATAGAAGATGCTAAATTAAAATCAACAATATCATTTTTACTTAATCCATGAGTAGATGCAGTAGATACTGTAACCAAATTCTTTATAACTTGTCCAGAAATGACATCATTTAATGATGTTTTTAAACTATGATGATCACCTGATCCATAGTTGTGGAAGTAGAGAATTCCAGACTGATTCGTAGTTCCAAGTTTTACATAAACGCCAGTTGTTCCAATACCAACTTTTGCTGATGAAATGCCAACAAAATCTTTAGAGATTGGAGCTGCATATAAAGTTTGAATGTCACTTAAAGAATATGAAGATGTTCCATCTGTAGAAACAGCAACTGATGTTCCTCCATTTGCAGAATATGATAATACATCATTAATCTTTAAATTATGATTTGGATGATAAATCGCTTGAACTGGAATGAATATTTGAGTAAGTCCTATACCAGGATTACTAAAGGATACTGTTATACCTATTCCAACTCCAGATACTGTTCCAACACCTAATGATTCTGCAGGATCAAAATAATATTGGTTGTTTAGTCTAAAGATTCCACTAGTTCTGTATCCAACATTAACTACAAATTTTCTTGGATCTTCATAAATTTTCTGAGTTGAAGTGTAAGAAATTCCTACAGTTCCATCATACTCCCTCAAAACTCTAATTCTATTACTTCTTTGATCTACATTTAGAACTTTAACTCTCTCAGTTCCAATGCCCAAAATATCATTTTCTCTAATTGATGGGAAATCCAATAAACCAGAAACATAAAAATATGTTGTCATTCCAGTTGAACCTGTGGTTCCAACTCCAAGAACCAGAGAAAGAACCTCTGTATTAATTCCAACTCTATATGTTCTATTTTCAAAATTCTTAATGTAAGAAGATAATCCTACAATAGATACTATTTCCCCATCATTTAAATTATGTGGTGTCGATGTAAATCCAACATATTGATTTCTTGATGAATATGGAGTGAACTCTATATTGTTATAATATGTTGTATTGCATGAAATTGTGTTAATATATTTTCCTTTTATCTTTGAAACTTTTGCTGATGCGCCTACTCCGCCAGTATCTGCATTATTAAACACAATGCGATCATTTACGCGATAATTTTTTCCTCCAGTTGTAATTCCAAGGGAATCTACACTACCTCTAGAGATAGATGTAATATCGATAACTTGTTCTTTTACTTTATTTGGGTTGAATATGTAATTGTATCCACTCTTTTGATTGTTTATATTATATGGCCTTGTGTTTCTAAACCAATTTGTAGATTCAAAAGAATATTCAGATTGATTTGAAGATTTTCTATAATTGAACTCTATTGGTTTCGATTTAAATGTATTTCCAATTACATAAGGGAATTGTGGTTTCTTGAAATCTTTAAATGGACCGCCACTTTCAACAGAACCAGAATTTATTGATGTAAAATATGCATAAGTTCCATTTGGATATTCTGGAGTTATGCAGAATCTTCCATTATGTTCATCTAAGTCTCCAGTTCCAGTATATTCATAGTCCTCAACAAAAAATCCTTGAGGGAATGCTGATATTGATGGCCTGTTTGATTTGGATACTAACTCATATCCAGATAACATCTGTCTAATAACACCACCACTTCTGGTTGTGTATCCATATGGGCCATAAATTGGATTTCCATCGTAAGCCCAACCAACAATTGGAGAGTGATATGATGGAACCGTTTCTTGTCCATTTAAAATAGGAAGATCTGAAACACCATACAAATCATCTCTTTGAGCAGTAAGAATATTTGTTTGTGGATATACATCTCCTCTTACTGCAGTAAGTGTATTTCCCTCCCCAAGAAAAACTGCAGTGGCAGGATTCTTTGCATACAAACTTGTTCTCAGAGATCTTGGAGTAAACAAGTGAGAGTATTGTAAACTATCTCTAGAAATAGAAGTTTGAACAATTCCATCATCTCTAGTCAAAATATTAAAATATTTCTCAAATAAATTAACCGTCCATCTCTTAATATTTGCTTTGCATGAACATCCAGAACCAGATGACTTTAGATTTATAAATGTATCTTTTCCATATCCAACACCACCATTAATTATTTTTATTTCAATTATCTTTCCATCTCTAATAATTGGAGTTAATTTTGCATACTTTCCGGTACCAGTTATTTCGACCTTTGGAGGTGTGTTGTAATTTTTACCTTGATTGCTTACTAAAATTTCCGTGATCTTTCCATTATCAATAATTGGAGTAAACTCAGCTTCAGAACCAGTGATAAAATCAAATTCGGGTTGTCTATCAAAATTTAAAATTTCAGATGATCCATATCCAACTCCATTATTTGTCAGTTGGATTGAATCGATCGATCCTCTAAAAATTGGTTGAACTCTGCAATTAAAGTTTTGATCTGTTCTAGTTGATACTCCAGTAATTCCATCAACAGATACAACTATAGATGAATAGTTGAATGAGTGTGTTCCCGATCCCTTTGATTTTAAGTTTTCGGTTATTTCATTAATATAGTAAAAATCTTTAGAAGTTACACCAGTTCCAACTAAAGATAATGTAAAGTTGTTATTGTCAATTTTATTAACATAATATTGCTTGTTTACATCTAATCCCTTAATAGATGTTCCTGTAGTAGAATATTCAATTATTTCGCCAGAAGAGTATCCGTGATTTTTTATCTGGATAGTATTATTTGATGTTGAAATACCACTTATTCCAATTTTTCTTTCTTTATTCTTATATCCACTTCCAGGATCTGTTACAACAATATTAGTTACAATTTGTTTTCTTTCTGATGATTTAAATCTATGAACTCCAGATCCATAAGACGTAAGATTTACTGTGTTAATTCCGCTTATCGCATCACTCTCTTTGGTGTGCAATTTAATAGTTTTGCTATCAACAACAAAAGCATAGTAACTAGAACCAGTTGTTAATCCAGATACTCCACTAGATCCATCAGTTTTGTAAATTATTCTTTCATTATCTCTAAATTTATGATATGTTGAAAATCCAATAGTATTATTAGTTAAATTCACGAATGCTGATGCTGCTTCAGAATTAAACAGAACGTCATGTTCAACCAAAGACATATTAACTTCTGCTTTTGCACCAGTTCCAGAACCCCCACTAATGTTAACTACAGGAGGCTCTAGATAATCAAATCCAGTATCTAAAATTTCTATTCTATCTAAAACACCATTAACCGCACATACTCCCGTTGCGCCTGTTCCAACAGCATCTCTAATTCTGAGAACAGGTGGATTAATTACATCATAGTCAGTTCCTGGACTAGAAACAATGATGTCTTCTAAAGAACCATAGAATACTGTGTCAGAAGACTTATAATTTAAAAGTTCTGTTCCATTTACGAATATTCCATTATATCCTGGATTAGTCGTATAAACAGCACTTTGATTAACTGGGTGACTAATTCTTCTCAGTATTTGTTGTGGTTGTAAATTTTTATTATAAAAATCATAATAAACAAATTTATTATTGGTTACAGTATCTGAAACTGAAATAAAAGAATCATTAAAAATATCAGATTTACTTTTTGCTATCTTAATTTTTGTAGAATCTACGCGAGAAACATAATAAACACCTTCCGATAAATTAGAAAACTTATTTGTAGTTTCAGTTTGTGTGGTATTTCCTTCAACATCAGATGAAGTTGAAATTACTACACCCGGAGAATAAAAAATAGCATCACCAGTATAAAGGCCATGATCTGTAGTAGTTGTTAATTTAAATGTATCTCCAACATATGTTCCATTTAATGTAAATTTCTTATCAAAAGGATTTAAAAGTTCATCATAATAATTTGGGAGTGAGTTTGATGCAATGATGGTTTCACTTCCGAAATCCACATAAGAATTTTGAACGTTTGCTTGTATTTTTGTCAGATATGGATATCTTGTAGAATTTCCTTTTAATAATTGATTTTCTACAGTAAAATATAAATTGAGATTTAAAAGTGAGGAACTTCTAACTGTAAAAACTGTGTTGCTAATAATATCAGTAACAGTTGCTGCTACTTCATTAGATGCACTATCTTTTAATATAACCTTATTTCCAACTCTTAAATTATTGGAATCATATGTTGTAAAATTGTAAAGCCTATCTACAGAATCAATCAGTTTAACATTTTTTACATCCCAATAACTTTTTACATTACTGATTAAAGTTGATGGAATTAAACTGATATCAGATTTTCCTAAAGACTTTATTTTTGTAGTATCTCCCGCAGAGTACCTATATGTTTTATTTTCTAATACTTTTAGTTCTTGTAATACAGAACCTATTCTAAAGGTAATTTGATTTTGTGTTTCTACAGCATATCCATATGCAAAAACATCAAGTCTTAGATTAGATCCCTTTGCAATCGCCGTATCAACTGTCGATACGTTAAAAAACTGAGTTAAAGATTTTCCGTTAAAAGATAAGACACTTTCATCGCCATCAACATTGACAACTGATATTTCACCTGAATTTGGAAATCCGATGGTAGAATCTACATCAAGTATTGTAGCTCCAATAGAAACATTATTTAAAACTTTTGTTTTTGGATGAACGACAAAATCTCCAAAGATTGTTCCTTGAACATCAATGTCTTTATCATAATCAAAATCAAGACTTAATTTATAAAAAATATTTTCATCATATGATATTTTTTCAACATTTGTTACTGATGCTCTTGAAGCCTGAATATCATATTCACTATATTCATCTTGGAAAATAGTTTTGTTTAAAAGTTCAAGCGGATCGCCCTGGATAGATTCAACTACAATATCTTGAGTTATTCTATAAGCAGCATCTGAAGGTTTAAAAAGATAGTCTTTTGGCTTTACAACTTCAACATCTTCTCCATATAAAGCAGCAAAAAGAATCTTAAATGATTTATCAGTACCTTTCGAATCATAAAAGTCTTTAGCTCTTGATATGAATGTTCTTGAATTCAAATCCGAATCAAGTTCTCTATCAGAAATGCCTGGAATAAATTGTTTTTTAATCTTATTGAAAAATTCTTTTAAGAATAAAACACTAAGATTGTAAATCTTTGTTTGAGATGTATGTTCCGCAGCAGAAGAAGTTGAAAAAACTAATTCATCTGGAGTATTTTTTGCCTTTAAAGAAGTAATTCCACTAAAACCTCTTTTACATCCTTCAAAAGTAAATTCAGTTTTATATTCATATGCAATAATTTCATTGTCAATCAACAATAATCCCCATTTATCGGGAAATCCTTGAGTGAAAGTACTGATTAATTGTCCTACGCCAAGAGCACCAGCATTTATTGTTGTGTCTGTTAATCTTACGTCTGCAGAAAGATATGTAAATTCTTTCGTTGCTGAATTATTCTCTAATTTTAAATACTTGTCAATATTTTGAATTAAATCAAAGGATCCGCCTTGAAATTCCTGTGATATGTAATACTGCTTCAAAAATTCCCCAATTAATGGGAAATCTTCTCGCACAAATTCTGGCAGTTGATTTTCAACAATCGATTGAAGTTTTACTCTATCTTCCGTCATTCTTTATCGTACTAAATTTGAATTTGAGTAGCTTGATGATACAATGTAATTTGTTCCAGATATGTCACCACCAGATGATATTTGATCTGAAACCATATTAATAGTTGTTCTGTTATTGTCCAATTGAAGATACAAATCTTGCAGTCCAATAACATCATTAGAGTACGGTGAGATAGAAAATTCTATCAAAGACTCTCCTCTATTTACACTAGTAGAAATGATATTAATTGGATTCAATTTAATCTCTCCTTTCAAATAATCAATGGTGCCAACCGCTCTTCTAATGATTTTAGGTTGAGTTGGAGATTCTAATGAGAAGATGAAAATTTGTCCAGTTTCAAGATTTGCATCTGGAATATCAGAGAAATAAACAGTTCCAGATATGCCACTCACAATAAATCCTGAAGATTTGATGTTATATCCTGTTGTCCTATCAACATGAAATCTATTACCAAAACAAATTTCATATTCGGTAAAGGAGTTGAGATTTGCTCTCATATCTCTTCTCATAGTCACACGAGTAATGTTTGAAGTAATTGATTCATGACTATCATCAATTAATTTCAAGAATTTACTATATTTGAATCTAGCTCCAAATTTATTCAATTCTGCAGAATCAGAATAATCTAAAATGTTACTACTTACAATTGATTTTACATATGCGGCAGATGGAGCAAGATTTGTGTTGTAGTAAACATTCGAATCAACTTCAACATACAAATACTTAAGATCTACAATTTCAGTTACAATTCCAGCAACAGAATATTTTTTAATAGAACTCTTAATATTTTCTTTTATGAGATTTGATAAGTAAACTCCATTATATGGTTTTACACTTATAAAAACTTTTCCATATTGTGGCGGAGTTAATTCTTCTCCACCATATACGGATACTGATTCTGTTTCTGAATAGATTGTTGGAATAATCGCTTCATAATCCTGTGCTGTTACAGCTCTATTTCTAGAAGCATAGACTTGAGTCGAATATTTTCTAATCGAATCAATACCTTCAATATCTCTTCCACCATAAGAAACTTGATTTGTAGAAATTTGAGAAAGGCCTGAGGTAATTACTCTTCCATCATTATCAATTAATCTTCCAGCAAATACAAATGGAGAATTTAGATTATTTGCGTTCTTTCCATTACAAATCAAATAAGAAACTTCGATATAATTTGGTTCTTGTAGTTTCTTTCCAAATATTCCATCGCCAAAAATTAATTCATATCTTTCGTCTTCTACTTCTTGAACGAAATATATTGCAGAATTTCCATCAATGTCAAAAAGACTATCAGATTTTCTATATTTTCTAGAAACAGAAGAAAGTTCAGAATCTTTTACAATTACTGAAATTGAAGATGTATCAATTCCACTGTTTTCTAAAATAAATCTTTGATTTAAATTGAAGGAATTAACAGTAAAGTTTGTAGTGACATATGTTCCTTCATAAACATCAATATTATAAAATTCTGCGATTCCATTGCTATTTACTGTAACTGTAATATCAGACAATAATGAGAATGAAAAACTTTCTCCACTAAAAACATTGGAAGTTGTAATTACGTTTCCAGCTTTCAATGTAAGTGATACTGGATTTGTTGAGAAATTGGTTGTATCAACAAAAAATGATATATTTGTGATTGCAGACTTTCTTGATCTTGGAACATACCCAATGTTCCTTGCAAGAGAAACAACGTTCTCTCTGAGTGTTGCACTATCAATGAATACCTCATTCGATACCATATTGGCATTGTATGAGGTAATATATGTGTTATATGCTAAGATATCGATGATTGACGATAGATTCGATCCTTCAAAATCGTAGTCAGTAAAATTTGAATTCGATCTAAGGTAATCCTTAATCGAAGTTTTTATCTGATCGAAGTCTATGTTGCTGAAATTAACTAAAGGCATTTACCTTGCTGGTTGTAATGCGAATGACAATTTTTGTGCAGGAACGTCAATTCCTACGATATAATACTTAATTGTGATATTATATTCATATACATCATAATTTGGAGAGACTGTAACGTCGATTAATTCAACTCTTGGTTCATAATTTTCAATTACAATCTCTATTTCACTCTGTAAGGATGAAGAAGTGATGTCATCCATCGCTTCAAAGAGTAATCCATAAACATCAGATCCAATATTTTGATTGAAAGGACGTTCTCCTTTCTGTGTCAAGATCAAATTACGAATAGATCTGGCAATTGCAGTCTCATTGGTAAGAGAAATTAAGTCAAAATTCAGGGGATTAACCTGAAATGACATACTAACGTCTTTAAATCCCTTACTAACTCGTTCTGCAGGCATTTAGATGATAAATCTATCTTATTTATTAGAGTTTTTTGACATCATAGACTGGTTCTGTTCCATATTCCCAATCATCATAGTCATCATCATTGCGAATTTTCTCATGAATTTCATTTTGGACATGAAAATCATGTTTTTTGGGAGTCAAATCATCATTTGCAATCTCACGGAGCATTTTTCCCTTTGGTTTGCTCCAATAATCAGTAATTAAACTAGTCGTTCCCCATGTTTCTCTCATATAATCAACGTTCCTGTCTGGGTTCGGGTTGTTTGCCATCTGTTTCGTCCTCTAAATCGGTTAAAACAGAACTTTTTACGGGGTTGCTATCCCGTTCTTTTGCTGTTTTCCAGAAATATTCGTCTTCTCTTCCCATCCCAAGACGATCAGATCCATTTTCTACTTGATAATAACGTGTTGAAACCTTAAAATCGGGCATTTTGGGTTCAACAGGAGTCAAGCTATTGTCAAAAATACGCAATCTATTGTTTGGATAGAGTGCATACTGTCCATTATCAAGCTTAATAAGGTTATGTGACTTGTGTTCAGCAGGATTTTCACTCGTTGCCCAATCAACCATGTCGGGATCACGATGATAATTGTCTAGTGTACAAACATAAGTACCTTTCATGATGCCATGATCACGAGTATAGCACTCAAAGTCCATACTACCAATGAATTTCTTATCAATACTTACTACACCATAATCCATACAATTCCAGAATTGTAGGTTAGGTAGATTCATATCAGGTGAAGGTGTCTCGGGACGAGCCACAAAGGCACTGATGGGCAGCTTATCGTACATTGCAGCATACTCTGGTAAGTATGTCTCAAAATAAAAAGCACGTCCAGGAATACTTTTTGCAGATATCCATACACCTTTTACAAATTCTCCCCACCCACTCTGATGATCAGTAAGATACTCCTTTCTTACCCATACCTCAACAGATGGTAAATTGGTAATTAAACAAGACATTCAATTCCCTCCTAGAGAAACTCCGGGTGTGGAGTTTCCGGTTCTCTCTTTCTAGTTATAAACATAAAAAAAGACTCCCACATAAAGGGGAGTCGCTTTTAGTTATTTGCCTTGGCCGCGATACTTCTTTCGTGCTTTATTTCTGCTCGTTGCAGCATACTTTGTGTGTTTCCCCATACCCTGTCGGGTATTCTTGGGTTTTGATTCAATGAGTGCTGAACCCATCAGTGATTTTTTAGATGCCATAGTTAAATCTTCTCCAGTTCAATGAAAGATGGATCAATGTCTTCACCATCATAATACTTTTGTGCTAATTCTTCAAGAACCTCAGTAGATTGTTCATAACTGAGGTTCTGATGAAGTAACTCTCCTTTATATTTAATATTAAATGACTCGTGTCTTTTCATGGCCTACGCGGATACGAGGATCACACCAAATGTCAAATCCTTCCTCTTTTGCATCAAGACAGAATGATACATCTTCACCACACATATCCTGAACATTACCAGATTCAAAGACTTGCATCTTAGGAGCAAACCAAGGATACTCAAGATTCTCAAATACACCTTTCTTGATCAGTACCCAACCAAAACCTGTATAATCAACAGTGAAAGGCTTCTTACGCTTAGTAATCGAATCAACAGTTTCATGATTCATGACTCCACCATTCTTACGGAAGTCATCCTCTTCTAACCAGTGTGCAACAGATGTTGTATGTCCATCCTCAGTTGCATACCATCCTGCAACAATCTCTTTCTCTGAACCATCTTCTGCAATTGCCATATCACACAATTGCCAGAACTTATTAGAATCAAAAACAATATCACTATCAATCCACAACTGATAGTCATACTCAAGTTTTCCATCCCATGGTTTCTGATTTGGGCCACGAAGTACATTTGCACCAAGTACCTTACAACGTGCAAAGTTAACCATTGAAGAGTAATCTTGACTAATCTGAATACTCATTCCATTTTGTACAAGATCAAAACAAAGTTGTACAAAGTTCTTCAGAAAAGTAAATGAGCATCCACGTCCAGGCAGACAAAAGACAATTGCCTTTCCTTTCATTCTTTCTTTAATTGCTGCAATATCCCAAGTCGGTTGCTCAGTTTTGGGTGTTGCAGCTTTTACAGTAAATCCTTTTGCCATGTCTCGA